CTACAAATAGAGCGGTGCCAACTAGCGTGCACCTTGCGAGCCATCCCCTGCGGGGCTCGCCTTTTCGCCTTGAGGGCGAATGCGATCTAGAGCGTATCATATGGTGTCAAATCAATTAACATAACTGCAGGTCAGACGGCATGTCATGATACGTAGATCATCACCTTCTTGCCATGTTTGGTCGTATCCTGCCTCACTCATTTCTTTTTGCCAATGCCTCAGCCATGCCATTACTACCTGGAAATAGGTCATCTAATTGATCTCCTTGCTGATAGTTTAATAAATCCAATATCCATAGATTAAACACTAAAGGCTTTGCTCCTACCAATCCTTTACGCATAGCAATTGAACTAGCCATCCAATCCCTAACCATAGGCTTACGCTTATTATCTTTGCGACCACCATGCAACAACACGGCTTCCCACGCATATTGAACAGTTGTAGGTCTTATTTGATGAAATGTTTTAGTCCATGCGCAAATACGAATATCATCATGTTTAATCATCCATGACAAATCTGCAGGATTACAACTTAAAGCCCAGCCATCAGGATATTCAGCCATTAAACGATCAATAAGATCCCAATGTGCTTGCTTACCATCCCAGATTTCAGCCTGATCGTGCAATTTGCTATAATGTTTTTTACCTTGCTTAAAGTATGGTGGATCAGCATAAGCAAACTTCATGGCTTGCTGCCCCAGCCTCTACCTTTTAACACAATACCTGGTGCTGAGTAAAGCCTATTCATAGGGATCTTGCATTTAGGACAATCCATACCAGGATCATCTTCTTTATACGTGCGATAAACAGATCCATACGTGCCACATTCTCTACAGCTGTATTCATAATTAGGCATTACTTTGCTCCAATCAATAAACAGGTGTGGCAAGGCAGTGTTGAAGCCATCTGGCATATCTGCCTTGTCAAGCCATAAGAACTCAGTGTCACGCTTGCACCCATTACATTTGAACTTAGTCACGATTGATCAACTCATGGCATCTAAAGCATGTGCCATCCTTAAACACTCGATCATCATCACAAACTTCACATTTGACAACAGATTGCTCTAAATGCACCCCATTATCATCCATGACAACATGAACCCCACGACCATTGATAAACGCTATGTAGCCCATAGTTACTCCAATTCTTCCCAAAACGATTTATAGCAGCGAGTACACCATTGAAAATCAGCATATTCACGTGTATGCCCTCTAACTGGGCAAATTAAATATTCCAATACATTCCAGTAGATAATTCTGATTTTTTCAGTAATCATTCTTTATCCTTTGGAAAGTACCATGCGCCAGTACTGGTTTGTTTAGCCCAAATATTATGCTCTTTAATGTTATCTAAACATGTATAACCATAATAAGGCTTTTTAGTTGTCTTGCTTAGACCTTTCTTTAATGCCATACCTTTAGCGCAGCCACACTCTGGTGGTGGATTGGGCGCTTCTGGTACTGCTGTAGTCCAATCGGTTTCGCCCCATTGCACTGGATCTTCTAGTTTGTTCTCAACACTAAACACTTCTGATTTAGCGTTTACTGAAGCCATTTCTTCTCGGCTTGGTCGTTTACCTTTAGCTGAGAAACCTGCGTTTGCAAGCGCTCTACCAATCGCACTTGTTTCCGCATTAGGTAAAGCGAAGTTTGCGTTAACACCCCGATCACTAATAGTCTCCATCGCAATCCCCGTAGCACACGCTTTGAGATCAACTTCTGTTTTGAAGATTCTAGCAATAACGATAAATCTGTTTGCACTAGCTTCAAGTAATTCTGTTTCGATTCTTCCATCACTGTACATCCCCCAAAACGTATGTAGTCGGCTATCCACTGTTTCATAATTGCTTAAATCAAACGCCATTATTAGTGCTCCCATTCAAAATCTTTATCCTGCATGTATTCATGGCAGGTTTTTGATATGGCAATATACGCAAGTGCGTCTTTGTAGTGATCGTCAAGCTCTGGACTTTCCACGCTTCGACTAATTTTGAGCAGTGCCATACAGCCTGCCACTTGATTTGATGTGATCGGGAAATTGAGATACGCAGACCATAACTTGGCAATTCGATCCATCTGGATTGCTGGGTGGCCGTAATGCATCCCTCTTTCGTGTATAAGTGCGACTGCATCTGCAAACAGTTTCTCAGTGTTTGTCATAATCAAATACTGCCCTAGATCTTAGTTTCTCGATCTTCTGATTATGCTCAATAGATGCTTTCCAACCAGCTGATCTACCAACCCAGTAGCCACGATCAAACGCTCTACTTTGTATTTTCCAATAAGCCAGTACCAATACTGCTAGACCTAACATGATCCAAAAAAATATAAGACCATCCTGTCTAGCTTCTAGCCATATGTTATTCATTTGTAGCCCTACTTTCTATGCACACGATTTGTGGCATGGAAATAGTGTGACACTTGTGTATGACTTTGTGGATGATTTAAGGCCTATTTTTGATAACGATTTGATAACGTTATTTGTAGAGTTTGCCCTCAAATATAAAGCTGCCGTCTGCATTGATAGGTATAGTTATTACCTGAACTTTACGCTCATGCACATAGGCAACGGCAAAGCCTTGCTGCCAATTAGCATAGCCCCTTGTATACGCCATGCCTGAACTACTTAAATCTACTAAATTACCAACCTCAACGCCCCACACAGTACGCCCTAATTGGCCTCTGGAAGCCTCTGTAAAGGCCGATACCCCTAATCTATGGGTGTGACCACACACCACGCTCTTACCTAGCCTTCTAGCCCCGTTTAAGGCCGTTTGTCCAGGTACTTGGCTAAGAGGGAAAGCGTCACCATGAACGGCTGTCCAGCCTGGCGCCCAGTCAAGCCCGAAAGGACTGAACTTGATTCCGAGCTTGTCATATCCCATAAAACGCTCATACTGCATTTCTGGTAAATTGAGAAATGATGGTAGTCGTTTTTTGATTGATCGATAAAGTCTGATTCCATGATTACTTCCTAGTACATCTGTTACACCTAAATAGTTTAATACTTCTTGTGTTTGTTTTCTATCATCATTTATGTTGCCGACCATCTCATCAATGGTGCCAGCATTAAAACCACCTAGCTGTGGTAAATCAATCTCATCACCAATGCAAATAGTCCTATGAGGATTCCATTTAGCCAGAAAACGGCCTACGGATTTAACACTTTCTTCATTAAAAAATGGTACTTGCAAATCTGACACAAACGCAATTTTGCGCAATTAGTCCTCATCCTCATAGGGGTCATGGTCTGGATTAACAGGATCAAAGTCTGGACTAACTGGTGCTATCCAGTCTGGGAATACGTTTTTATCACACATGCCTAGAGCTTGATCTACTGGGAATCCTGCACGTCTTAGGCTTAAATAAAACTCACGCAGCGAGATAGCATAGGTATCTAACTTGGTATTAATCTGCTCATGGGTGTATTTACCCTTGCGCTTATTAACCTTTTTACGCTTTCGAGCGGTAGCCATATTGTAATTATCGCTTACTTATGATAGTAAACAGATCATCAACACGCTGTTCTAATCTTGTCAGTTGATCCTTCATGCTAGAGCCACCATTAGGCCTTAGTTCGTTTAACCAGCCTTTGACTAAAAAACGTAATCCTATTAGCACGCCTGATAGCACGGCCATAACGCCAGCGCCAAAGCCAGCCCATTCTGTTGGACTCATTTTTCATCAGCACCGAGGCCATAAGCCGTATCGGATTTATCTAAAGCCCTAGCTGCTGGGCCAGCTAAAGCTGCAATTACTACAGACAGTGCTGGATCTAAACCTAATTCATTACTAGCCAAAAATGTTAAGAAAGATACTAATACTCCACGTGCATAGGATTTTAGTATTGCTTTCTGCTTCTTTGTTATTTTCATATTTTTCCCCCTAGTAGTGGTATATCAAACGGCTTACCATCTTTGTCGCCTGACTTTGTAAAAGAAATATGTACATGTCGTTTATGCGGATTTATGCCCCTATAGCGACGCCACTTAAATCCCATAATCCTTGAAGCTATAAAGCCATTATGGATTACGTAAGATATGCGCTTATCGGTTTTAGCACAGACTCTGATCTGGTCAGCCAAATATATCGAGAGCTGCTCGGATGTATCCAAACGAGAATCAATATCAATGGCTCGGACGACCCCAGATTTGTCTGGATTATGATCCGATTTACTGGCGGAATGACGAGCATCACCAATCCACCCATCACTGGTAGTGCGGCGATCTGGATACCAGGTATCAATCTGATCTCTTAACTGCACACCAGCTGCACAAAGCCAGGGCTTCATTAGCCTAGTAGTGCTTTTAATTCTTCGGCAGTTAAACCTAAGCGATCAAGAATTGCTTGGCGTTGTGCTTCTTTTGCTTCGGCTTCGGCTTGAATTGCTTTCTCGGCTGCTTCATCAATTTTTTGTTGATCTTTTTCAGCCTTATTTAATTCACGCTCTACTGTTTCGCCTGTTTCGCAATTGATAATTAATTTAGTCATTATGATATACCATACAATCTAATAGAAGTATTTGTTGCGTTTGACAACGTGCCAGTACCTGAAGATCTAACAACATCTATTGATGAAATGGCGCTTGTGCTGTTAAAAGTACCAATACACATACCACCCCTTCTTTCTGATAAGAAACTTAATAAACCACCTGTTTGATAATCATACCTTTTAAGTTTAGAGGCGCTTGCGTAATTATATATGCGCAAAGTTCCTGCCCATCTATCAGCCAAATCTGATGGATCGGTGTATG